CTCCCCTTTGCCGCCGCAAACTTCTACACCGCACAGCGCGTCACTGAGCAGCAAGACATCACAGAGTTTGAGTACGAGCAGCGTGTTGCCCGTGGCGTGTACCGCGACATTGAGTTGATCCGCGCTACTACTGAGCCAGAACAAACTCGATCAGAAAAGGCCAACGCCAAGATTGAGGGCAAGAAGTACGAAGAGAATGAAGACGGTCTGCGCCGCGTGTACCACATCAACACTTGGTTGGAGTTGGATGACGACACCCGCACTAAAGGCGAAGCCGCTCCTTACGTCCTGATGATTGATGAGCTTGAGAGCAAAGTCCTTGGCCTGTATCGCAATTGGGAAGAAGGCGATGAGACCATGACCAAGCTCGATTGGCTGGTTGAGTTTAAATTCATCCCTTGGAGGGGCGCATACGCCATCGGGCTACCTCACCTCATTGGAGGTCTTGCTGCTGCCACCACGGGCGCATTACGGGCCTTGATGGATACCGCGCATATCACCAACTCGGCAACCATGCTGAAGTTGAAGGGTGCAAAGATTTCAGGCCAGACCGACGAGATTGAAATCACTCAGGTGACCGAGATTGAAGGCGGTATCGGTGTAGACGACGTTCGCAAGATCGCTATGCCATTGCCATTCAATCCACCGAGTCCTGTGCTGTTCTCATTGCTTGGCTGGCTGACTGATGCCGCTAAGGGTGTAGTGACTACCGCCGAAGAGAAGATTGCCAACGCTGGCAATAATATGCCTGTGGGTACTGCGCAAGCTCTGATCGAGCAGGGCGCTGTGGTGTTCTCCTCAATCCACTCTCGCCTGCACGACAGCCAACGCCGAGTCCTGCACATCCTTGGCCGCATCAACCGTTGGCACTTAGATGAGCAACGCCGTGGCGACATTGTGGCCGAGTTGCCAATCAAGCGTGAAGACTTCAAGCGCAACAGTGACGTTGTGCCTGTTAGCGACCCGCACATCTTCTCTGAGACACAGCGTATCAGCCAGATGCAGTCGGTCATGCAGTTGTCTACACAGTTCCCTCAGATCTTTGATCAGCGTGCTGTCGTCAGCCGTATGCTCAAGCAACTTAAAGTGCCTAACGTCAACGAGTTGATGCCTAACAGCAACAAGCCTGCTGAGTTGAATGCCGCTGACGAGAACGCTGCTATGGCTCTTGGCCGCCCTGCATATGCCTATCCCCGTCAGGATCAGTTAGCACACATCCAGACTCACTTGTCGTTTGCACTTGACCCAATGCTTGGCTCTAACAAGCTGATTGCACAGCAGTACATTCCTCAAGCACTGGAGCACATCAAGCAGCACATGATTCTTTGGTACACCCAACAGATGCAAGGCTACGTCACCGCAGGCACAAACCTCAAGCTGGGCAAATACGAAGACAGCAAGCTGGCAAAAGAGATTGATGCCGCTATTGCTTTGGCCTCAGACCACGTTAAGTTGGACACGCAACAGGTATTCCAAGGCGTTATGCCTGCGCTCCAGCAACTGGGTCAGATCATGCAACAGTTTGCACCCCCTCCTCCACCAATGGATGGCGAGTCCCAAGCTGTTTTGCAGGCATCTATGGCCGAGACACAGCGCCGCGCTGCCGCCGATCAGGCAAGCAACGCCATCAAGGTGCAGCAGATGCAAGCAAAAGCCCAGCAAGACGACAAAAAGTTGCAGTCTGACATTGCCATGAACGCAGAGAACAACTTGACCCAAGAGCGGATCAAGACAGCAGAGTTGACCGTGGACGAGGTCAGGCTGCAAAAGGAGCAGGAAGATACAGCAATCAAACTGCAAAACGTAACCCAACGAAACTTAGGAGCTTGAAATGGAAAAAGAAGTTAAAGAACTGCAATCAGAGCAGGTACGTCAACACACCCGTATGGCCGCTGGCGCATGGGTCACTGGTAGCGAAATGAAAGAGCAAGCAAAAGCGACTATGCCCGAGGCCAATTCTGACCACGGCAATTTTACTACGAACAAGGGCGTCGACAAGCGCAACGCATGAAGCTGATCTCCGACATTATCAGTGCTGTAAAAGCGCGTCAGGCAGAGATTGCGGCAGGTTTGGCACATGGAAATGCGCCAGACTTTGCTGCATACCAACGCATGGTCGGAGAAAACAGTGGGCTTGAGCGATCCCTTGAAATTATCAATAATCTTTTGAAAGAAGATGACAATGACAGATAGCACGGAAGCGGGTTATGCCGCTGATATTCGGGATTCATTTCCTGATGTAGACCCCGGAGCGATTCCCCTTGGTGCGCGTGTGTTGGTTCAACTGCGCAAAGCCAAAAAACGAATGACCGAATCTGGGATTATTCTTCCTGAAGAGACTCGCGAAACCGAAAGGGCTCAGAACCCTGTTGGCCGTGTAGTCGCCTTGGGGCCATTGGCGTTTAAAAAGCGCGACACGATGGAGCCATGGGTGGAAGGCATTTGGTGTGATGTGGGTGACTACCTGCGCGTGCCTAAATGGACTGGTGACCGCTGGGTTGTACCCCATGGCGACGACGAAAACGTCGAATTTATGGTACTCAACGACCACGAAGTCATTGCCAAGATTACGGGTAATCCCTTAGAAGTGAGGGCATTTGTATGAGCACCGACAATCAAGCTGCACAGCAAGAAGTTATTGTCATTCAGGAGGAGCAGGACGGTTCGGCAACCATTGATTTGCCGCCAAGCATCCCCTCCCCTGTAGCAAATGACGAAGTTGGCTCTGATGAAGCCGACGAACGCGCTCGCCGTCAGGAAATGATGGCTGGTGGAGAGGTTGACGAGGATGCCGAGGCTTTGCGAGAAGCCAAACGCCTCAAACGCCACCGCCGCAAGGAGTACCACAAGCAAGTTTCTACGGAAAAGGACGTCAAACTTGACCTTTTGACTCGCACAAACCAAAACTTGCTTGAGCGCCTGTCTGTTTTGGAGAAAAAAAGCCAAGGCACGGACATGGCGAGGCTCAATCAAGCGATTGAAGACCAATCTGACCGTATTTTGTTTGCCAAGCAGAAGATCAAAGAAGCCACTGAGACTGGTAACGGTGATTTACTGACTTCTGCGCAAGAAATGTGGTTTGAAGCCCGACGCCAGCATGAGGCATTGGAGAGCGCCAAGCAACGAGTGGTTGCCCAGCCTCAACAGCGCACGATTCAAGCTCCAGACCCTCAATTACAGCGCCATGCCAGCAATTGGATGGCGAATAACCCGTGGTACGACCCAAATGGGCGTGACCCAGACTCCAAGCGAGCTTTGAACGAGGATTCCATCTTGGCGGAAGAGGGTTACGACCCAAAAACTGCCGAGTATTGGGAAGAACTTGACAGACGCTTGCAAAGAGTAGTTCCTCACCGTTATACTGGTGACATAGACGAGAGACCTCGCTCCAAACCGCGAAATGCAGTGATGAGTTCAGGCCGCGAGTCTGCATCAATTAGTGGCAAGGCAAACCAATTCACCTTATCGGCAGATCAGGTGAGGGCTATGAAAGATGCAGGCATGTGGGATGACGCAGAGAAACGGGCTTCGATGATTCGACGCTACGCCACTGAAGCACGCAATAACGGATATAGGAGTTAAAAATGGATTCACGTTTAAAAAAGACACTTTCTGCTGGTGGGCGCGAGAACCGCGCTAGTCGCGACACGATTCGCGAGGCCCCAGAGGATAAGTTCGTTTCGTCAGATGAGCGTCGCAAGATGTGGAAGGACGAATGGACACAAAGCGCACTGCCCGGAGTCCCGGATATGCCGGGGTGGCACGTTTGCTGGTTATCGACGACCAATAGTTACGACAGCATCGACAAACGGATGCGCCTTGGGTACGTTCCCGTGAAAGCGGATGAGTTACCTGATATGCGCAATAACCGTGTAAAGGCTGGCGATCACGAAGGTTATATTGCGTGTAATGAGATGTTGCTGTACAAACTTCCTATGGAGTTGTACCAAGAAGTAATGGCTCATTTCCACCATGAAGCTCCGCTTGAGGAAGCGAACAAGATTCGACTTCAGGCAGAACAAAATGTTGGACGCGATAGCCGGGGCAGAAGCCTCGGTCAGATAGAAGGCGAAGGTCTGGGCGAGATTGACAAACCGATTCCTGCACCGCATTTTGCGGGGTAGGTTGTTTAATGAACTAGGAGTTAGACTATGTCTGCAACAAATGCTCCGTTCGGTATGCGTCCTGCGTTCCATCCTACGGGTCTGGATCGCGCAGTGGCACTTGCTAACGGTATCGCCTCTGGCTATAGCTCGGGTATCCTCAAAGGACAACCCGTCGCCCTGAATACTTCAGGAAACATCATTGCCGCAACTGCTGGCAGCGCCTACCAAGGTGCTTTTGCTGGTCACGAGTGGACTGACCTCTCTGGTCGTCGTCAAATCAGTAACCAATGGATTGCAAACACTGCATATCAAACTGGTTCTCAAGTGACTTACTACTACAGCGATCCACTCATTGTGTATGAAATGCAATGCGACGGCTCGTTGGCACAGACTTCCATCGGTGACCAAGCCAACTTCAGCAACATTGCTGCTGGCTCGACCACTACTGGCTTGTCTCAATGCACTATCTCTTCTTCGCTGGTTGGCTCCGGTGCGGTTGGTGATCTGCGCATTATCAACTTGGCCCCTCAAGCAGACAATGCTTGGGGTGATGCGTACACTGTGGTTCAGGTTCAAGTGAGCCGCAGCCAGTACGTTGCAACAATTAACGCCTTCTAAGGAGTCCAATCATGGCCGCACCAATGCGCAGTACGGACTTCCGCTCGATCGTTGAGCCTATCCTCAACGAATGTTTCGACGGAGTCTATGATCAACGTACCGATGAATGGTCTCGCGTTTTCCGCGAGCAAGAAGGTATCCCACGCAACTACCACGAAGAACCCGTCTTGTACGGTTTTGGCGCGGCTCCTCAGTTGCCTGACGGCACTCCGGTTTCGTACCAACAAGGTGGTGTCCTGTTCCTGCAACGCTATGTTTACAACGTGTATGGCCTTGCCTTCGCGTTGACCAAAGTGTTGGTGGAAGACGGCGACCACATCCGTATCGGTCAGGTGTATGCCCGTCACTTGGCTCAGTCCCTGATTGAGACCAAAGAAACTCTGTCGGCTAACGTGTTGAACCGTGCGTTCAACTCGGCTTATCCCGGCGGTGACGGCGTGCAGTTGAATTCTGCTTTGCACCCAATCGTTAACGGCACTGTCAGCAACTTGTTGACTACCGCTGCTAACTTGAGCCAGACTTCTTTGGAACAAATGTTGATCCAGATCCGTCAGGCTGTGGACAATAACGGCAAGAAGATTCGTTTGGTTCCTCGTCAACTGGTGGTTGCACCGGGCAACGTGTTCCAAGCTGAAGTTCTGTTGAAGTCTGTTCTGCGTGCAGGCACAGGCAATAACGACGTCAACCCAATCAAGTCTATCGGCTTGTTGGACGAGGGCGCGGCTGTTCTGTCTCGTTTGACTTCATCTACCGCATGGTGGGTGCAGACCGACGCTCCAGAAGGCATGAAGCTCTTGATGCGTCGCAAGTTGGAAAAGACCATGGAAGGCGATTTCGAAACCGACTCCATGCGTTACAAGGCCACTGAGCGTTACCAAGTTGGTTTCACTGACTGGCGTGCCATGTACGGCACACCCGGCGTCTAAGCCGCAACGGGGGTTGGGATAATACCCAGCCCCTTTTTTTGTTAATTTGTAGTTGTCATACTTTTCAAGGAGAAGACAATGCCCCAATATTCAGACGACCTATTCTTAGGCCCAGCTCAAACTTTCATGGGTACGGGTATTCGCCCCTACACCACTACATTCACTGGCGCAATGGCAAGTAACGTGTTGACCGTTACTGCATTGGGTCAAGGCGCACCAATCGCCGTTGGTATGTATGTTGACGGCTCCAGCGTGACCGACGGCACTTATATCACTGCATTTGGTACTGGCACTGGTGGTCTTGGAACGTACACGATTAACCAATCTGTAACTGCTTCTAGCACCGCAATGACTGCCCACGGCAACATTGCTTTTGATGATCCATCTCCAATGGATTTGGGTGTTGGCCCATTGGGTCGCATTTATGTTTGGGATGTAATTCCTCAAGCCGCCGTGACCAACAACATTGCCGCATCGCAAGCACCTGCTGCTGCTGGCGCTTTGACGTTGACTGCTGGCACTTCTGTGAAGTCTGTCACCACCGCTGGCGGCATTACTTTGTTGCAGTTGGACTTGCCTCGCGCAATCAAGGTGAACTGCTCAACAACTGCTCGCGCTTTTACTGTGAGCGGCTATGACTACTACGGGCAGGCAATGAGTGAAGTTATCACCGTGTCTGTTGCTGGTACTGCTGTAACTGGCAAGAAGGCATTTTTCGCTATCACTGGCGTGACAATTGCTGGCTCTGCCACTGCCGCTGTTGTTGGTACAAGCGATGTTCTGGGTCTGCCAGTTCGCGTGTTCAACGTGGCTTACCTTGCAAGCATCAAGAGCAACAACACACTGGCACAAGATGCTGGTACGTTTGTGGCCGCAGACACTGCAACTGCCACCACTACAACTGGTGACGTTCGCGGAACCTACACTCCTGCAACCGCATCGGACGGTATCGTTCGTACAGTGGCTGGAATTTTGTTGCCAGCAATCGCCGTTGGCCCTAACGCAACTCGCGTTGGTGCTCTTGGCGTAACGCAATACTAAAGGAGAGCAACATGGGACAATTTAAACCAATGGTGAAGATGGAGACCACCGAGCCTTCAGTTATTCTGAAGCTCAAAAAAGGTGGTCATGTCAACATGAAAAAGGGTGGCAAAGCTGAGGCTGGTCACAAAAAGATGGCAGGCGGCGGCATGAGCGCAATGGGCGCTTTGGCTGGTACTCCTGCACTTATCGGACGTCCAGCGGTTAACGCCCCTGTAATGGCTCCCGGCAAGCCTTCTATGGCAATGCGTCGCAAAGCCATGATGGCAGCTCCTGCCATGAAAGATGGCGGTATGAGTTGCATGGCTGAAGGCGGTAAGTCTGACATAGCGCAAGACAAGGCCATGATCAAGAAAGCCTTCAAGCAACACGACATGCAAGAGCACAAGGGCGGCAAAGGCACTTCACTCAAATTGAAGAATGGTGGAATGCACATGATGCCTGACGGCAAAATGATGAAGAATTCTGCTATGAAGAAGGGCGGCAAGATGGCTACTGGCGGCGTTGCCCTTGGTAATGCTGGCGGCTTTAAAACTGGTGGTGTTGCTCTTGGCAATGCTGGTGGTTTTAAAACTGGCGGCGTGACAATGAGTAATGCTGGTGGTTACAAAGCTGGAGGCAAAACCTCAAAAAAAGCCTACGCGACGGGGGGAACTGTTGATTCAGGCAAACCCGTCGCGATGCCTCAAGGTCGCAAGCCTGCCGCAAGCCCTGTAGCTATTAGCCAATTGGCTGGTACTTACAAGCGTGGTGGTTCTGTAACTCCAGCAGAAGGTCGGTTGATGAAGGCTGATGCTGCTGAATATGCTCCGACCATGCGTGCCGCAAAGGCTGACAGCAACGAGAAGTACGGCCCCGCAAGCAGTCGCAAGATGGCTGATGGTGGCCCTAGTGGTCAAGGTGCTGTCACCAACAAAGAGCGAAAAATCATGCAAGACTTGTCTGGCGGTGCTTATGACAAAGTTGGCAAGGTAAACCGCGACTTGGAAGAGGCGCTGAATCCCTTGAGCATGGTGAAGGAGCTTGCTGGTAAAGCAAAGGACTATTTCATGCCAAAGGGCGCTGACAGTGTGACCAAGACGAAAGAGTCTGTAACGGTGTCACCCGCAGGCAAAAAACGCGGCGGACGCGCTTGTTGAAATAAGGTAGGGGCTTCGGCCCCTGCTTTTAATTGGAGAAATTTATGGCTATTACGGCTACATCCCAAACATTGTTTGATGGCGAACGAATTGCCATTATGAAGTTTTACGCAACAATGAGTACAACTGAAAATGAGTCTGCTGTTGCAAAAGTAACTCCTTCGGCGCTTTTGCCATCAAATGCAGGTGGCGCTTGTGATGCTGTGACCATTTTAAAATGCACAGCAATGACGCATGGCTTAGAAGTTCAAATGAACTGGAAAGCAAGCACCCCCGTGGTTATTGAAATAATTCCACCAAACACAAATTACACGCAAGATTATTCAAGTTTTGGTGGTTTGTGGAACAATGCTGGCACTGGTAAAGATGGCGTAATTACTTTTACCACTTTGGATGGCAGTGCGGGTGATGCTTACACAATCATTCTGGAAATGCAAAAGCACTACGTTAACCCGGTAACTTAATCATGCCAAGCAAATCACCTGCACAACACAAATTGATGGCGGCGGTTGCGCACAACCCTTCTTTTGCCAAACAAGTTGGAATACCAACCAAGGTTGGCAAAGATTTTGTTCGTGCTGACAAGAAGATGGCTGATGGTGGTAACGTAAATGCGGCTGGAAATTACACAAAACCTGAGCTGAGAAAACGTATTGTTTCCGAGGTCAAGTCGGAGGCCACTCAAGGCACTGGCGCAGGTCAATGGAGCGCAAGAAAGGCTCAACTTGTAGCAAAACGCTATAAAGAAGCGGGTGGTGGTTATCGTGACTGAGTGGTCTGATAAACGCAAAAGAGCCATCAACTGTGATGCCCCAAAAGGGTTTTCAGAAAAGGCTCATTGTGCAAGTGTTAAAAAAGCTGGTGGTGGTCTTGCTAAACCACAACAATCTTTAAAAGATTGGGGTGATCAAAAATGGAGAACCAAAAGTGGTAAAAAATCTTCTGATACTGGTGAAAGATACCTTCCTGAGTCTGCAATCAAAAACCTTAGTTCTGCTGAATACGCTTCGACGACCAAAGCAAAAAGAGCAGGCAAAGCCGCAGGAAAACAATTCGTAGCGCAACCCAAAAAGATTGCGCAGAAGACAGCCAAATACAGGTTTTAAAAATGAGTAAAAAAAATCCATCTTTAGCCGTTGGTCGCGGTGAAAAATTGTCTGTTGCCAAGGGTGCTGGTCTTACTCAAAAGGGTCGCGACAAGTACAATCGAGAGACTGGTTCACATTTAAAGGCTCCCCAGCCCCAAGGTGGCCCACGGAAAGATTCATTCTGCGCTCGTATGAGCGGAGTTGTAGAGCATTCAAAAGGTGATGCACCACGCGCTAAAGCATCGCTGAAGCGGTGGTCATGTCCCGGCTGGTAAGGAAACCAACATGGCGTACTCGGGAACCTATGGCACAACGGTCATCAATGTCCAAAAACTGATTGACCATGGTGCTCGTCGTTGCGGAAAACTTGCTGAAGAGTTGACCTCTGAGCAGGTTTTGTCTGCGCGTGAGTCGTTGCACTTTTTGTTGTCTAGCCTGATTAACCGTGGCATCCAGTATTGGGCCATCGACAAAGAGGTTATAGGGCTTCAAGCAGACAAGTACCAGTACACCCTACCCAACGGTGCTGTAGACGCTTTAAACGTGCTTTATCGCACGATGAACCGCCCTGATGGTAGCTACACATCCTCCGCAGGCGGCGTTGTTGCCAACATCAACGATCAGAACGTCCAAACCTATTGCCAACAAACTTCTGCCAATGGCAATTTCACCGTGTATTTTGGGACTTCCAATCCAATTTATGCAGGCTCTATTGGGTTTCTGCCTTATATTGCTGGCGGCGGTTCTGCTGTGTGGACAATCACCCTGCAATACTCCACCGACAATGTGACTTGGTCGACTTTAAATAGCCTTGGCTCTATTGCAGTGACGGACAACAAGTGGGTTTGGACTGACATTGACCCCGGCCAGAACGTGGCGTATTACCGAATTCTGGCCTCAAACGGCACGACTTTGGCCCTGCGTGAATGGTTTATTGGCAATAACAGCCGTGAGATTCAGATGTCCCGCCTGAACCGCGACGACTACACCAACTTGCCAAACAAAAACTTTACAGCCAATCAGCCATATCAGTTTTGGTTCAACCGCACGATTCCTAACCCAACGATCAATCTGTGGCCGACACCGAGCGATCCATTCATCCAAATGACGGTCTGGTACTCGCGCCAGATCATGGATGTGGGCTCCTTGCAGGACGAGATTGAAATTCCTGAGCGTTGGTATGAGGCGACAGTGATGATGCTGGCTCACCGCATGAGCCTTGAGTTGCCTGCTGTCGGCATGGACAAGGTCGGCTATCTTGAGAAGATGGCTGACAAGTACCTCTACGAAGCCGAGCAAGAAGAGCGCGATCGTTCGCCAATCTACTTTGCACCAAATATTTCAGTTTATACTAAATAAGTAGTATGAATTACACCCTTGCTTATCAAAGATTGATTGCAAAATCAAAGGCAAGAGTGTGCCCAAATGGCTATGTTGAGCGTCATCATATTCTTCCAAGAGCTTTGGGTGGAACTGACGACAGTTCAAATCTTGTGGCGCTGACGGCCCGCGAACACTTTTTGGCCCATATGCTGTTAGCCAAAATTTATGGTGGGACTATGTGGCAGGCCATCATTATCATGAAGGGCGGCAAAAACAAATATTGCAACAGCAAATTGTTTGAAATTGCACGCCGTTACGCTTTTGTTGAAAGAGAAAAATCTATCAAGCAAAAGCGTTTGTCAGACCCATCTTTTGACGCCTATATGCACAAGGTGCGTTCTGAGGCAACCCAAAGCAGGGTTGAGGGCTATCAAGTGGAGGCGGGTAAAAAGTTTAGAGAGCGATTTGCGGAAGACGCTGATTACGCCACCAAAATATCAAAGAACCGCGCTACAGCACAACAAGCCAGTGCCTCCGCAATAAGATTGAAGTCTGCCGCCAAAGCTGAAAAAATACTTGCTATGAGAGCAGATGGAAAAAAGTACGCCGAGATTATGCAAGAGGTTGATTGTTCTATTGGCTTTATTTCCAAAGTGGTAAATCATGACAATATTTCTTGATACCACGGGATTGGCGTCACTTGCAATTGGAATTTGCGATAGATGCAAGTGCAAACGCACCTTTGTGTCTTTGGGGCGCGATCCAAACTTCCCCGGCTTGCGGGTGTGTGATGAAGGCTGTGCTGATCAGCTTGACCCCTATCGCTTGCCTGCACGCAAAACCGAAAGGATCAATCTTCGGTTTCCTCGTCCTGATGTTAGTGTGGCAGCAACAGATAATTTCTTGATGACGGGTAGCCAAAACTTGGATGGTTCTAGCCAGTTTCAAGTTTCAACGCAAAGTAACACCCAAACGCCGACAAATAACGGGAATTTGGATACCATTGCTCCGAACCCACCAGAGAATACGAGTACATAATGTCCGCACAAGTATCAATCACCCAACTCCCTGCCGCTGGTGCGATCACTGGTACTGAGGCCGTGCCGATTGTTCAGAATGGCGTAACTGTTCGCACGACTACAGCGGCCATTGCGGCGTCGCCTTCACAAAGCCAGACATTTGTCACCGTCAATCAAGAATTAACATTGCCAAACAGTCGATATTTGACGACTGGTACAGGCTTAGGGTTTACTGATGGTGGCGCTGATTCTTTCTATCGAGTTAGTTTAAATGGCGCATCTGGAAGCCTTGAATCGGCTTCTACGGGCATTATTGTTAAGAATGGCACTAGCAGTGTGATTTCGCGATCTGTTGCCACATCTGGCAGTGGTTTGAGTGTTTCCAATGCTGATGGTACTGGCGGCAATCCAACCTTCCAATTGACTGGTTTGGCTCAAGCTCTTGCTAGTTTTGGCGGCACTGGATTTTTGTCAATTGTTGGCGGCTCATCGCTTGTTGGTCGTCAGTTCTTTGGAACAGCAAACCAACTCACAATTGCAAACTCAACTGGCACTGATAATCCAGTTTTTGCAATTGCCGACAATGCTGTGTTGCCCGGAACAAGTTCTGTAACCATTCCTATTGGCACGACTGCTCAACAGCCTTCTGGCTCCAATGGGCAGATACGTTACAACTCTAGCACCCAGACTTTTGATGGTTACTCCGCAGGTACTTGGCGCTCGTTTACCCTTACAGGTGGAGTGACGAGCTTTAGCGCAGGAACAACTGGATTCTCTCCTTCGCTTGCTACATCAGGCGTTGTTACTTTGGCAGGCACATTGAACGTCGCCAATGGCGGTACTGGAGCAACATCTTTAACTGGATACGTCAAAGGTAGCGGCACATCAATAATGACTGCTGCTTCAACCATTCCCACGACTGATTTGTCGGGGACTGTAACCAATGCACAGATTGCCAACCCGCAGGTAACCGTTAACGGCACAACAATTTTGCTTGGGGGCTCTGGAACCATTACAGCCTCAAATCCAAACGCTTTGACGTTCGGTACAGGATTCACTGCTGGATCCTATACTGGAGCGACAGCACAGACAATCAACTTGGCAAACACTGGCGTTACTGCTGGCTCATACGGTTTGGCTGGCAGCGTACCTACAATCGCGATTAACTCGCAGGGACAGATCACAAGCGCCAGCAACACCGCAATTGCAATATCTGCCAGCCAAGTAACTTCTGGCACGTTCAGCAACGCTTTCCTAACCAACAGTTCGCTGACCGTCAACGGAACCTCAATTTCTTTGGGTGGATCAGGAACAATTACCGCCGCAAGTCCAAATGCATTGACCATTGGCACAGGTTTAACGGGAACCAGTTACAACGGATCTTCTGCTGTCACCATTGCTCTGGCAGCTTCTGGTGTAACTGCCGCTACCTATGGTTCGGCCTCTAACGTCCCTGTTTTTGCCGTAGACACCTATGGTCGTGTGACTTCGGTGACCAACACCGCGATTGCCATTGCCGCAGGCGCTGTATCGGGTCTTGCAGCCTCTGCAACGACCGACACTACCAATGCCACCAACATCACCTCTGGAACGCTTCCTACGGCCCGTTTAAGCGGCTCCTACACTGGCATCACTGGTGTGGGTACTTTGGCGGCTGGCACATGGAACGGCACAGCGATTGGCGTGGCTTACGGCGGTACTGGTCAAACAACCGCCTCAGCCGCATTTAATGCGTTGTCTCCATTGACTACGCTTGGCGATATTATTTATGGTGGTGCAGTTGGCGCAGGAACAAGGCTTGGGATTGGTACTGCTGGACAGGTATTGACTGTAAACAGTGGCGCTACGGCTCCGCAATGGTCTACTCTTTCTGGTGTTGCTGTTACTACATTCAATGCAGGCACGACTGGATTCACGCCATCAAGTGCCACTTCGGGCGCAATAACATTGGCTGGTACGCTGATTACCTCAAACGGTGGTACTGGCCTTACTACATACACCGCAGGCGATCTGCCTTATTACGCTACAGGCACGGCGTTGTCCAAGTTAGGTATTGGCACAAACGGTCAAATTCTTACTTCTTCAGGAACTGCCCCTCAGTGGTCGACATTGTCGGGTGTGGCGGTTACGACTATCAGCTTTGGAACGACTGGTTTAACGCCTGCTACAGCAACTTCTGGAGTCATAACGGTAGCTGGGACGCTTGCAATTGCCAATGGCGGCACGAACAGCACGGCAACGCCAACTGCGGGTGGTGTTGGTTATGGAACTGGAACTGCTCATGCATACAGTGTTGTTGGTACATCTGGACAAGCATTTATTAGTGCGGGTGCGAGTGCTCCAGCATTTGGTAATTTAGGTACAAGTGCTGGCGGTACTGGATTGTCTGGTGCAACGCCGTTCACAAGCGGCGGTGCTGTGTATGCTTCATCGGCATCTGTATTGACATCTGGAACATTGCCAATAACCGCAGGTGGAACTGGCACAATATACGGTGTTGCTGGCGGCACGTTCTAATCATTTTTAAGGAATAAATCATGGCAGCTACAAACTACACCCCAATTTCGCTGTACTACAGTGCTACAGCCACAAACGTACCTTTGGCGGCTAATTTGGTTGCTGGCGAGTTGGCAATCAATACCAATGACGGAAAGTTGTTTTATAAGGACAGCAGCGGTGTTGTTCAGGTGATGGCCTCCAAAGCAGGCAGCGTCAATGTTTCATCATTTAGCGCGGGTTCTACGGGTTTCACTCCGTCCACAGCTACGACTGGCGCAGTAACTTTGGCTGGCACGTTGGCGACCACCAACGGCGGCACAGGACTAACATCCTTCACTTCTGGCGGTGTTGTATACGCATCATCTTCAAGTGCGCTTACTACTGGTTCTGCGCTGACGTTTGATGGGGCGAATTTAGGTATTGGGACGAGTTTGCCTCAAGCGCGTTTGAGTGTTCAGTACGCAGACAGCGCACCAACATCTAGCGGGACTATTTTTTCTGGTGTTGTGTTTCAATATTCAGCAGGCGGCAGTGCTCTTAATATGGGTACATCGTCAGGTGGCTACGCATATTTCAACTCTGCTTTTGCCAACAACGCAGGGGTTGGTCAGGCTTATCGCTTCTACCAAGGCGCAACCCAAGCAATGACGCTGGATGCTAGTGGCAATCTGGGTATTGGGACGAGTTCGCCGGGTTCGTATGGAAAACTTGCTGTTTTTTCTGGGGCTACAGCAAACACAGCATTTTTAGATTCAACAGCGGCTAGTGCTTATTCCGCAGGGTCAAATTTTGCGGGTTCAGTTTTAACACTTCGTTCAGGAGCAAATGCAACTGGTAATGCAACTGGAATTCGTTTTGCAAGTAATGCAAATGGAGCTTTTGAAGGTTTATTTGCTTATGTTCAAAACGCCTCTGCTTATGGTGACTTTGTTTGGCAAGGCTACAACGGTTCTTATGCCGAACGTATGCGCCTCGACTCCAGTGGGAATTTGTTAGTTAATGGAACATCTAGTGTTTCAAGTGCATCAAAAATTCAAGTATTTGTAAATGGTGGAAACGGGGCAACTGGTTATATTGGTTCGTTTCATAGCGGGTCAAACCTTGCCAACCAATCTGCGGGATACATGATTGGTAAAACAGATTTGACAATGTTTTCTGCGTATGATGGCTCTGGAAATCCAAGAAATAACATTTATTTGACTGCCATCACCAACGGTGTATACCTTGCTGCAAACGGCACATCTTGGACATCACTTTCTGATGCACGAAAGAAAGACATTATTGAACCTATTTTTAATGCAGCAAACAAGGTTTCACAGCTTCGTGCAGTTATTGGTAAATACAAAACTGATGAAGATGGCACAAGACGAAGTTTTTTAATTGCCCAAGATGTGCAGGCTGTGTTTCCTGAAGCTGTGGATACAAATGACCCCGAAAACTGGGGCGTTCAATATTCTGATGTCATTCCGCTTCTGGTTGCCGCAATTAAAGAACAACAAGCCCTCATTGAATCCCTGACAACCCGCCTCAGTGCCCTCGAATCTAAATAAGGAAACATCATGACTACATACAACTGGGTAATTTCCCAAACCGACTACCTTGTCGCTGATGGCTTTATCACGACCGCCCACTGGCAATGCGTAGCAACAGATGGTGACTACACAGCATCTGCCTATTCCACTTGCAGCTTTGTTACTGC